TCTTATAAAGGATTATTTGGATGGTGTTGAGAAAATATTCAAAAAAAATTCCAAGCAAGTTCAAGATACATTGACTCGTTATATGCAACGCCGCAAAACTGATGATAACTGGGATGAGGTTGTAACTGATGATTTTGAAATCAAAAAAGTATGGATAATTGAAGATTCAGATGAAATGATGCCTGGTGATGCAAAGAAATTTAAATCTAATATATCGATTACAAAATTACCTGTTGAAATAACTAATGCCCAGAAAATGGAAAAACACGTAAGGAATGTTGCAATGAAAGCAACAGGTAGGTCATAATGATAAGCTTCAGAGAATTAACAGAAGACAAAGGTGGCAAGAACCTTCACCTTGAGCATCTAGAAGATGAGATTATTAACTATGGCGTTACTGGCGGGCGTGCTGCGCTTAACTTCCTACGTTCCCTGAGAAACATGATGGCTGGTGAAAGTCGTTCTTCTGTAAATATGACAGTGAAGTGGGACGGTGCGCCTGCTATATTTGCTGGTATAGACCCCGAAGATGGAAAATTCTTTGTGGCTAAAAAGTCTGTATTCAATGTATCACCCAAACTCTATAAGACAGATGCTGAGATTGATGCTGATTTATCAGGTGCTCTTGTTGGAAAATTCAAGGTTGCACTTGCAGAGTTTTCTAAGTTAGGTATCACGGGAGTTCTTCAGGGTGATCTTATGTTTACGGACGATGTTTCCACAGATACCATTGATGGAACGAAATACTATACGTTCCAACCAAATACCATCGTATATGCCGTACCTGTTGATAGCAAATTGGGTGCAACTATCAATAGAGCAAAGGTTGGTATTGTCTGGCATACCACCTATACTGGTAAGGCATTACAAGATATGACGGCATCTTTTGGTGTTGATATATCTGGTTTAAATAAAACATCAAGTGTTTGGATGGATGATGCAACATATAAAGATACTTCTGGTAATGCTACATTTACAGCGGCAGAGACAGAAAAAGTAACTGCGATACTATCACAAGTTGGTACTACGTTTAGAAAAATACATGCAGGCCAATTAAATTCATTTCTAAGATTGCAGGCAAGTATGACAGGAGCCCTTGCCGGTGCATCATTAAAGACGTATAATAATAGTATGGTTCGTGCTGGTGAGAAAATAACAAATCCTACGTCACATGCAAAAGGATATGAAGCATGGGTTTGGGATTCTGTGCAGAAACAGATTGATAAGGTAAAGAGTGAAAAGGGTAAGGATAAGTACAGAAATATTCAAAAGGAATATGTAAGAGAAGTAAAGAAGTATACAAAAAATTTAATACAGATTATCACATTTCAAAATCTACTTGTTGATGCTAAGATGCAAATCGTCAAAAAACTAAATAGTATAAAGGGATTGACTGATACATTCATCAAAACCAAAAATGGATTTAAAGTGACTAACCCAGAAGGTTATGTTGCTATTGATAGAGTAAGTGGTGGAGCAGTTAAACTTGTAGACCGCATGGAGTTCTCGTTTAATAACTTCACTGCTATAAAGGCATGGGACAAATGAAGGATTTTAAAGAATTCAGTGAAGCTGTTGCGTCTGTTTTGCAACGAAAAAAACTTGCTCGGCGTATGGCCAAGATGGCTAAAATGCCCTCCATCAAAATGAAAAAGAAGCGTGCTGCATTAAGAATGCGTACTCCTGGCAAGTTAGCTCTTCTTGCAAGAAAGAAAACCATCCAAAAATTTAGAGATAAGTTTTATCCTACCTATGGTGGAATGTCTTTACAGCAACGAGTTATTACAGACAATAAAATCATGCAAAAGTATGGTAAAAAGATAGACAAGATTTCTAAGAAACTTCTCATGAAACTTAAAAAGACTGAACTGGAAAGAGTGAAGAAAGCAAGAACTTCAGTAAAACTAAAGATGCAAGAGAAATAAAAATGCGTAAATTTATAGATTTGGTGGAAGCAAAAGAAACTATTGTATTCGCTTTTGGTCGTTTTAATCCACCTACAACTGGACATGAGAAATTGATTCAAAAAACTGCTTCAGTTGCTGGATCAAATCCATATCGCATATATCCTTCCTTCACACAAAATCCCAAGAAAGACCCCCTTCCTCATTCTGTAAAAACAGCATACATGAGAAAGATGTTCAAAAAATATGCAAAAAAAATCATTGCAGATACTGCCGCAAAAACTGCTATTATGATTGCAGAAAAACTTTATAAAGAGGGATATAAAAATTTGATTATGGTTGCTGGTTCTGATCGTGTTAAAGAGTTTTCTACACTTCTAAACAGATATAATGATGCACCTGATCAAAAGGGAAATCAACTCTTTAAGTTTGATTCTGTTAAAGTAGTATCTGCTGGAGAGCGTGATCCCGACTCAGAAGGTGTAGAAGGTATGTCTGCTTCCAAGATGAGAGCAGCTGCTACTGGCAGTGATTTTGATTCTTTCTCGCAAGGTGTTCCTTCTGGATTTGCTGATGGTAAGAAACTTTATCATGATGTTCGCAAATATATGGGTATTCGTGAAGATCGTTATATGGGTGATATGACAGATTTTGAAACATTGCGTGATTTATATCTTACTGGTAAGATTTGGAATGTAGGAGATATGGTAGAAGCTAATGGATTATCAGGTGAGGTGGTTCGCAAGGGTACAAATTATCTATCCTTTATGACAGAGGATGGTAAGGTTCATAAAGCATGGCTACATGATATTAATGAAGGTGTAAAAGATTTACCACCCCATTTACAAAAATTGGTTAAGCAGTTAGATAAGAAAGAAAAGGAATTAGAGAAAAAGGGATTGAAGGTAAAAACTTTTATCTATAATCCAGATACAGGAAAACCTGATATTGAACTTGGTGAAGAAGTTGAGCTTGATGAAGTTTGGTGGGACAAGGCTATCGCAAAACTTAATCAAGTATCTCATCCCAAAGAGTATGGTAAAATGGTGAAACAATATGCTGAACTTATGAGGCAGGAGAAATATAAAAAACGTCCAAATATGGCTGCTGATCAAGTTGCCCGTGAATATAGTGGAGTCAGTGTTAGAGAATTTATTAAGTATATTAATACACTTGTTGCTAAAAAAGTTCTTCCTCAAGAGTTGAAGGCAGAATATGAAGGAGAAGATAACATGTTCACTTTCAAAGAATTTGTGGATAAAATACAAGAGGATAAAAACGCATGGAAGAAAGTTTCCACTGAACTCATGGGCGGCCCTGAGTATCCTTTAAAAAGTATAGATACACATGCCAAGGAAGCGGGCATAAATCCTCCTTTATTACATCATACACTTCGTCATGAAACTGGTAAAAAACATTTTCAATCAAAGGATGCTGTAAAAAAAGGGAGAGGTGGTAAGAAAATAAAGGTGGAAAAGGGCGATGTAGTACTTGGTGATACGGACCAGAAACATCCAGCAACTGGTATAGGTCAAATTAGACAACCTGCTTTAACCGATATGAACGATAAATATAAGACTAAAACTACTGTGAAAGACCTTCAAGACAGAGAAGTAAATATAGCAAGTGCTGCTAAAATTCTAAAAATGTATCGTAAAGATACTGGTAATCCTAAAAAAGATGACCGTGATGCCCGCATTAATTATGTTGCCGGTCCAAATTGGAGAGGCACTAAGCTGGGTCCACCGGCTGCGGCAAAGGTGACGAAGCAATGGGATAAGGACTTTGGGAAAGTAAAAGATGTTGATCAAAAGCCAAAGCCGCCAATACCAAAGAAAAAACTAGTGACTCCGGCAGAGAAGGAGAAACGCTTGTTTCCAGCGGGTCGTGGAGGTCGTATCGGTGATCAACCCTCGGCGGCAGATATCGTCAAGGCGCAGAAACCCACAAAAGCAGAGAAGCCTTTTAAAGATGTACCAACACCTCGCCCCAAACCACCGCCACCAATGAATCCACCAATTCCTGGCCGCAAACCACCGCTACCAAAACAAGAAGAATTTGGTGTTAACGAAGACCAAGTTGCATCTAGGATTACGGGTGTAGAAAGAAAACAAAACCCACGAACAAGGGGTATTCCAGGGAAACCATCGTCAGATACAGGTGTTGTAACAACAAAATATGCAAGTGGAA